TATAAATTTAAAATTATGATTAATAGATATTGGTTCAAAAACTTAGTAAAAAGATGTTTAGCTATACCAGAGTATAGAAAGAAACAGTTAATAGCAATATTAAGCAACTCAATGCTAAATGATGTTAGCGAAGAAGAAACACTCAAAATAATTAAAGAATTAGAACAATGATTGATATGTATAGAAAATTTTTAAAACAAGATCCAAACAATTGGAAGTGGTTAATAGCAATCCATGTAGTATTATATGGTATTTGTTTAATGTTAATGATAGATCTATGAGCAGTAGAATAAGATTTGAGCATTACTTTAAAAAGGCAAGAGAGCAAAGAAAATTAAAAGAAAAATTAAATGAAAAATCGAAGCAGAAAGCAAATAATTAGAATAGGTTTAGGTACTTACTTATTGTTCCTGGCACTTAGATCTTCAATTATTTATCAAGATTTTTTAACCGGGATCTCATTACTTATATTAAGTTTTTCAGTATTAAATTATATTAGATATGATGATGAATGAAGATGACATGATAATGAGCTGTATTCATCCAGATATATGGGATAGGATACCTCCAACAAAGAAAATTCAAATATGGAAAAAGTTTTCAGAAATTAAAGAGATAGCTAGTAAGAAAGATTTTTTGTTTTAGTTAGTTGTTTGTTAATTCCTACTTACTAGCAAGAGAAACCAGTTGTTAATTCAGCTGGTTTTTTTTATTTTAATTAAATGACACACAACCAGAAGGGATGTTTTGCTGAATATCATTTTGCAGCTACAGCTATCTCTTTAGGTTACAATGTTTGCACTCCATTAATGAATTCTAGCTACTATGACTGCATACTAGAAAAGGATGGAAAGATGTTTAAAATTCAAGTTAAGTATTTAGGCAAAGACAGATTAAGGAGAGGGAATAGTATGCAAATAACATTAAGAAGAACTGGATTACCATCTTATGAAAAAAAATATGTTGATTATTTTGCATTGTGGGATGAATTTAATAATGGCTTTTTTATAATACCAAATGAAGGACAATCTAGCTTAAAGATTAATATTAATGGGAAGTATAAAGATAATTTTAATAACTTTGCATTGATTCTATAATATTCAATCTAATTGTAAGGCAGCACTTCTAAAACGAGTGCTGCTTTTTTTTTATCTTTACATAAAATTTATAATATGAAAATTAAACTATTAACTCAAATAAAAAGAGGTGGTCAAATTTATTCAGAAGGACAAATTTTAGAGATTGAAGATCATAAAGTCAACAAGTGGGTTTCTAATGGTTGGGGTGAGATAATTAAAAAAGAAGCTAAACCAAAAAAAGAAACTAAAGAATTAAAAATAGATTCTAAAGAAACTAAAGATGCGACAAATAAAGATTAATTCAACAACCGGATCTGAGATAGTTACAGCTACTCAAGTAAAAAATTATGCCAGAATAGATACATCAGCAGATGATGATCTGATAGCAAGACAAATAACTCAAGCTAGAATCTGGTGTGAAAATTATATTTCAAGAGATATTGTAGCTAAAAATAGAACCTATTATTTGGATGAAACAGCTGGTATTATTGATTTACCTTTTGGGCCAATAGCATCAATTTCTTCTATAACAGTGGATGGTGATGCTTACACAAGTTATACAGCAGAAGGGTTAGATAATGAAACTATTGATATGGATGGCCCAGCTAAAAAGGTTAAGGTAACTTATGTAACTTCTGGATTAGATGATTCATTGTTACAACAAGCCATCTTACAATTAGCTGCAACATATTATGATAATAGAGCAGATTTTAAAACAGGAACTATTGTAACAGATATTCCTACTGATGTAAAAAGTATTTTAAATTCATATAAAAGTATGTTTGTTTAATGGATGCTGGTAAACTTGATAAAAGAGTATTAATAAAATCAGTTAATAAAACAGCTGATGGATTTGGTGGTTTCACTGATAGTGTTAGCACATTAAAAACAATTTGGGCCAATGTAAAAGAAGTGTCCGGCAACATAACAACAGAAAATGGAAGAAGAACACAAGTAGTAGAAATTGAAGTGATTTGTAGAACAAAGGCAATTGATTCGGTCAATTTAAACACTCATTATTTACAAATAGAAGGTGAATCTGATGAATACAGAATTGATAATATTATTGAACAAGAATATAAATATTTTGATAAAATAATTGCTAGTAAGACATCATGAGCAGCATAGATTTAAAAATTAATCCAGGAGATCTAGATAAACTTAATAGAAAGCTAAATAAGTTAAGGTCAGAGATACCTTCAGAATTAAGTAAGAATATTGCTCATGCAGCTAAGTATATTGAAAATACTGCTGTTAGAAATGCTCCAGTTTATAAAGGAGATAAATATTTAGGAGGTGGATTAAAGCAATCTATTGGATCAGAAGTTATAGGATCTAATGCCCAGATATTTGCTAAAAAGAAATATGCACCTTATCAAGAATTTGGAACTGGTAGATATGTAGATACAAAAGAAGCTCAAGCTATAGGTATTCCAGCAGCAGAAATAAAAAGATTATACAAAGGCAAAGGAAAAAGAAAAGTAAATATACAACCTCAACCCTTCTTTTTTCCGGCTGTTAGAAAAGGTTTAAAGAAGTTGTTAGATGACATTGAGGTAAGTTTAAAGAAATTAGTATGAAAGATGCTACAAAGTACATAAGAGCTAAAATAATAACTGCATTAAATGGAAATGTAAGTTATGATGGATCCAATGTTTCTGTTTACAATAGAGTACCTAGTGATGCTACTTTTCCATATATAAGAGTTTACAGTGTTTCTACATCACAAATTGATGATAATAGATCTAAGTATAATGCAGATATTATTACAAGAATAGAAGTTATAACAAGATTTGTTGCTGATTCTGGAGGGGATTTACAAATGAATGATATTATGAATGATGTGTTAGAACTGTTAGTAAGCAAAACATCAAGTGCTTTTGATTTAAGCAGTGATAACTTTAATGTTTATTCTACAACAAATCAAGGCATTTCATATTTACAAGAAGATACAGTGGATCATACATATTTTAGAGCAATATTAGAATTAAGTAATAAAATAGAACAAGTAAGCTAATGGGATTAAGTGATTTAAAATTATATGTTTTTAACATTGGAGCTGTAGCAGTTTCAATATCAAACAACATTACAGATACATTAAGAATAAGTTTATTAATTTTGACAATAATATATACAATACTTAAAATAAAGAAGTTATATGGCAAAGGAACTAAATGAAGATACAAACTTTAATGTATCAATAAAGACATTGATAAGCATAGGTATTGGTATATCTGTTCTTATAGGATTTTGGTATCAGATTCAAAACGACATTGAAGAAGCTAAAGAGTTACCAGCTCCAGCTATCTCAAGAACTGAATATGATTTAAAAGATCAGCTGATAAGAGAAACTATAGAGAACACTGCAAAACAAGTAGATGAAAACTCTGATAAACTTGATAAGATAGATGAAAAATTATTTGAAATTATACAAAGATGAAACATTTAATGTATGTCCTTTTTGTGCTGTTTGTGTGTGCAATAACTAATGCTCAAGATTTAACACTCATTCACATCAATGCAAAATGGAATACTAAAAATAATTACAAATACTTTGATGAAATTACTGGTGTAAAACTTCAATATGGTTATTTAGAAGATCAATCACCAGCAATTAAAGAAAGTATAAAGGCAGTTCCTACAATCATTTTAATGCGTTCTAATCGACCTATTTATATTTGGAGTGCTGACATATCACTTAGAATTAAAACCCCTTTAAATGAAATCCAGGGCATTGTAAATCAAATTAGGTTTCCTAGTAGGAGAGCAACATCAACTGAATAATAAATTATGATTAGTAAACACATTTCAGAAAAAGAAGCTGTAAAATCAATAACAGCTCTTAGGTTAGGTTTAAACAACACTCCTGATGGTGATACACTAAACAATATGAAACTCTTAGCAGAAAAGGTTTTTGAACCTTTAAGAGAATGGGTAGGAGGGCCAATTAAAATTAATTCATTCTATAGATCTACTGCTTTAAATTCAGCAATTGGTGGATCTAGTCGATCTCAGCATTGTCAGGGTAGAGCTTTTGACCTGGATGACATTTATGGCCACAAAACAAATAAAGAAATGTTTGATTGGATAAAAGAAAATTTATCATTTGATCAAATGATCTGGGAGTTTGGATCTGAAGAAAATCCAGATTGGGTTCATGTTAGTTATGTAGATGAAGATAAAAACAGAAACAGAATATTGAAAGCTGTTAGAGATAATGGCAAAACAAAATATATTGATATAACAAATGCATAATGGATTTTGGATTAGCATTATTACCCAGTGGTGTTCTAGTAGGAATAGAATACTATCCTTACGATAATGACACTAATTTCAGTGAATTAAACATTTACTTATTTATTATAGCATTGCATTTTAGATTTTATAGTTATGAGTGATAAAAAGAAATTTAAGGATACTACAGTAGGCAAGTTATTGTTTGGAGCTGCATCAATTGTAAATCCACAACTAGGAGCTGTATTAAATGGTGTTACATCACCTAAAGATGCTATTGCAGAAATAACAAAAGCAAAGATACCAACAGAAGATAAAATAAAACTACAAACATTAATATATGAACAACAGAATAAAGAGATGGAAGAAATATCTACAAGATGGAAAGCAGATGCAGCTAGTGATTCATGGCTTAGTAAAAATGTTCGCCCTCTTGTTCTTGTGTGGTGTATTGTGGTTTTTAGTTTTGCTGGTATATTGGATTCTGTTGATTCGATTCCTTTTAACATAGGTACTACATGGAATGATACTTTTGAGAAAGTTATGATGGCTGTTGTATTAGCTTATTTTGGTGGAAGAACAACTGAAAAAGCTAGCAGTATAATTAAAGGAAAGTAATGGCCAAAAATATAGTTCAAATATATAGAGCAAAAACAAAAAAGAAGCGACCTGGAGTACATTCTAAAAATGCTAGTAAAGGTCAAAATGCTTACAAGAAAAAATCTGTTGGCCAGGGAAAAAGAAGATAGTGCAAATTGCTTAAATTTGTAAAAAATATTCTATGGGTACAAGCTATACTGGTTTAAGGGTTCAAGATACATATAATGCAATAATCAAAATAGGTGATAATTCTAACCTAACTGGTACTGCAAAATTACTGAGTGATGGTTTAGGAAATGATTCATCCATTTATTTATCTACTACAAGATTAGGAATTGGCATATCACCTTCTTATCAATTTCATACAAGTGGAAATGCAAAAATTGGAGGTGATGTAATAATTTCTGGAGATTTAACAGTTAATGGTGATCTCACATATCTGAATGTTACTGATCTTGCAGTCGAGGATCCTTTAATTAAATTAGCAAAAGACAATACAGCTAATACACTAGACATTGGATTGTTTGGTAAATATGTAGCAACTGGCACTAAATACAAAGGATTTTTCAATGATGCTAGTGATGACAAATTTAAACTATTTATAGGCAGTACTGTTGAGCCAGGAACAACTGTTAATACATCAGCTAGTGGATATACTAAAGGAAATTTAGTTATAGGTAACTTAGAAGCTACTGGTGGTGATTTTTCAGATACTGTTTATATTGATGATCATTTAGAAATTGAAAATTCTAGTGGTTATGGTTATATAGAGCTAGGAGGTTCAAGTGGTGGTTATATAGATCTTAAAGGACCATTTTCAAATGATTTTGATTTAAGAGTTTTTACAGATGGCACAAATAGTCAAATTAATGCAATAGCTGGAGCTTTAGATATAACATCAAACTCAGGAATTGATTTACAATATCAAGGTAGTAATAAATTAACAGTAATATCAACTGGTATTGATGTAACTGGGAACTTGTTTGTATCTGGTGGCATAAAAGATAGTGATGGTGACTTAGGCACAAGTGGTCAATTATTATCATCTACTGGTACTGGTACTAACTGGATTGATTTTGAAGCAGATGTTGCAAAAAGATTAGAAGTCACTGTTAAAAATGTAAGTGGTGGTGAACTTGCAAAAGGTGTTGTAGTACATGCAGCACCAACAGCAGATCCACCAGAGGGCAATGTTATTGAAGTTATTGCAGCAGATGCAAATGATGCTGCTAAAATGCCAGCAATAGGAGTTTTGAATGAAACTATTGCAGA